CGGCCCTTGTTGACCCGTTTGCGCGGATAACATTGGTTCCGCCACGGAGTTGCCCGTAGCAAACCAACTCGGCCACTTCGCCCAGGGTGTCCCCGGTCAGCTTGGTCATATCGCCCGGAATGTCGTCTTCATACATCAACTCTGCCTTGCTCGAATATTTGAACAAAACAGCGTACTGCTGAAGGGTTGCCGTCACATCAACGTAACTGATCCCGTTTGCTGTCGGCGTCACGCCTTCTGAGGTTACAAAGTTGGCTGCGGTGATCTGCGCGGTTCCGTTTGCGCCTACGTTAAACGGCTGAACGCGCCGAAATACCACGGTATCGCTCTTTCTGAGCGGTTGAATTTTCTGCGAACCAAATTTACCCAAGACCTGAATCGTTTCGGCAAATTTGAGCATTTCCATTTCTGCCCGGATTATATTCCGGGATGCTACGGTTCCATACAGTTGAGTAGTCATTTGTTATGTTCCCTTCTTTTTCCAGACCTGCGCGGCAATGTGATTCCTATATTCCGCATCGGTCATATCAGCCTCGCTTTTAACGGGCTGTGATTGTCTGCCTGGGAAAGTCTGCGACTGCTGTAGCCTTTGCTTGTTTATCGCTTTGATTTCCCCGGCTGTTTTTGTCGGTTTTTGAGACTCCTTATAAAGATCAAGGATACGAGAGGCGTCTTTGGCTCTTGCGCTTGAATATGCGGTTTCCCGGATATTCTGTGGTTGAGCGTTCAACCATGCCGTGAACCGCGGGCTTTCTTTCACTTCCTCATAATCAGGATGCCTCATTTCTAATTTGGCCTGTTCGACAAGGCGTTCGATCTTGGCTTCGATTTCAACCTTTGTTTGCCCTGTCTTACCGTCAATCTCGGCTCTTACGGCATTAGCATCAAGCATGTTGCGGGTTATCTCGGCGCGTTCTGCGGCGAGCCGTCCGTCTATTGCCGTCTGCCATTCAGGAAAATCGTTCTTCAGTTCGTCCCATGCCTGCTTTGTTTTGGCAGCCGCCTCAATCTCATCTTGTGTCGGAGCCTTTGGAGCTGCGATTGCGGCCTGTTTCGCTGCATGAATTTCATTTGTGAGTGATCCAATCCTTTGTTCGGTTTGCTTGAGCCTGAAAGCGGCCTTGTCAAAATCCAGAACCTTCTTGTCAAAATCCTGAACCTTTGCTTGAAGCGCATCAAATTGAGTCCGAAGGGCGGGTGAAACCCCGGCCCACGGATCTTCTTCTTGAATTTGCTCCTGAACTATCGGTTCAGTTTCTTCCGATGGTGGCGCTATCTCTTGTATGACATCATCGCCATAAAAAACCTGACTTGCTATTTCCGCCCTGATAGCCGCATCATCTTGTTGTACTTCTTGTTCTTCTGGCATTTTTACTTTCCTTCCCCTGCTTTCGGAGGGTGATCTTTGAGGCGGGATAACCGGCTCTATTGTTGTGTGGTAAATTTCAGGGCCAAAAAAAACGGCTAACAAGAGGGATAAGGCCCCTTATCAGCCGTTTCATACGCTTACGTCAGCTTCGATCCTGGCCGGGATTGTACGCTGAACCCTGATTTTAACGGTCAATCTATATTTTTTCTATCGTTTCCTTTATCTTTTCAGGCATTGCAAGGATTTCTTTCAACACCTTTATCCGGCCCCGGAGCGCCGTTGTTTTGTCGTGGTCGATCTTCAGCGAATCGTTTTTCTCCCTTGCCTTGACAAGTTCAGCCTCGGCCCACTTTTTAAGTGTGTGCCAAGTCGGAGAATACAGGTCGATAAATGGTTGCTGTTCGCTCATTCCTGATAGGCCCTTCCAGTAGGCGCTTGCTGGCTCGGTTCTGTCGGCGGCATTGACGTTTCCGGCGTTACTACAGGAGGCTTTGACAGTTCCTTTTGCACGTTCAGTTTCATGGCTGTTTCAGACAATTGCGCTTTGATGGATTCGATTGATTGCTGGCTCGATTGAGACAGTTCCATCATCTTGATTTCACGTTCCATCTGTTTCAGTTGAAGCTGTAATTGCCTGTCAAGTGCGGCCTGGTCAGCCTTGAATTGAATGTTTGCCGTTTCTATCTCACGCTTTAACTCCAATTCTTTCATATCCGATTGCTGTGTGAGTTGCGCTTTTTGCATTTCGCCCTGGGAGCGCATTTGTGCAATCTGCATCTGCCCGGCAATACGCGGATCTTGCTGGCCTCCCTGCTGCGCGGCCTGCTGCATATTTGCCTGGACCTGCTTGATTTCTTCCTCGTCCTTCACAACGTCAAGGCCCTGATTTGCAAAGAACATTCGTATTGCCTTTGGCCAGTCAATGACGGTTGAAACATCCGGGTCTGCTTTTAACTTGAAGGCGTTAATCAGGGCAGCCGTTTGGTTGTCCTTTGCCAGAAGAACGGAAGCCCCTACCGCATCAACATTGTAATCGCCCTTGATATCCTCTTTATCGTTATATTGCATATTCCAATAATACATCCGGGTCAGTGCCGGACGGGTTATCTCATCGTCCCATCGCTTCACCCTGCCACGGAGCGCAACATTGTTTGCATCTACCATGATATTGGTTGCGCCAAGCGTTTCCGGGGCTTCTGCTTTTTCTCCCTGGAACAGCATAGGCAGGCTGGTTTCCATGTCAATAAAACGCAGGGCCAACTCAATCACTTTTTGTAATTGGTCTTGGTTGTTGTTGATTTGCCACTGAAAGACAGCGGCCCGAACATCTTCTACCTCTGAATTGGCATACCATACCTTTTTGCCGGTAAGTTCCATTCTTCCATCAGCAGGAGTAATACCATCACCGATAACGACATTTGCACCGGCAGAATCCCCGGCATTGTCCATCATGGCACGCCACGCGGCGGTCAGAACCCTGTCCCACCAATACTGCATTCTTGGAATGCCTATTCCCCAAATAGACCCGCTCATTGACGTCCATTGGAAAAAGCTATATGGCATATCCCCGGTATCGAGCATGTTCAGCACAACCTTGATTGCCCGGTCGTTGACAAATACAACGCACGCCGACAGCGAAGGCGATATCTCATCATGGGAGCAATCGCACCCCATTGCCTCAAGGTCGTCTCGGTCTATATCGCCGTTGTATTCCCACCTTTCGTAATTAGCGCCCCGGCCTAACATAACCTGGCTGATTTGCGATTGCTGTTTGGTGTTTGTAACGATTGTCTTTTTTGCTTCTTCTGCCAACACCAGCTTTATCTGATCGTCAAAATACCCATCCATCCCGGCCAATGAAGATAGTTCTCTTGGCAAAATGGTATCCCGTTCCCAAACATATCCGGCACGCTGAATGTCCTCCCCGCAATCAGGATCTGGAAACACATTCCACGGATCAACCCGGCGCAGTTCGGGCTTAAATTCTTCTACCATTGTCACGGTATAGGCGGAATCACCGTTCGGGTCTTCCTGCTTGCTCCATGTTTTCTTGATTCTCTTGACGACGTTCGGACCCTTTAGGATTCCGGTTCCAATTTTAATGGCGTCCCAAATGACTTTTCGGCATTCTCCGTTATACGAACATTCGTTTAGCTGATCGTCGATTTCTGATTCCATAGCGGCCATACGCTTCTTGATATCGTCCATTTCAGACCTGGCGATGTCTGCAATAGGAACATGAGAACCGTCCGGATTGTTTATCGGCTCGTTTGTGGAAGCTACGGCAGCCGGGCGCTGATCGTATAGCTTACTTGACAGTTCCGGGACAGGCGTACTTTTCAGCCCCCAATTTTTGGAGTCAACCGGAAGTAGGATATCTGCAAAGCGGCCCCAGGCGGTTTCACACTTTGACCTGGCGATGTTTGCGACGATCTTGGAGCGGTGCGGCTCGTTCGTGTTGATGCTTGGGGCTGTTCCTGTGGCGTAATCGAGCATCCTTTTCCTGCCCGACTGAAGCGCGTCCATTCCGTCAAAGCTGGCTTCGTCCTCCATCCACCTGCGTTCAACACCGGAGGCTGTTTTGAATTGGATAGCGGCGTCACGCTTTTTGAGTAAAGATGAAGCCAGCGCCTCTATCGACCGGCGCATTTCATCTCTTTGAGCCTGACCGCCTGATTCTGGAAGCTCTACATCGTTTTCTATTTGGTCGAGTTGTTTCTTATGTCTGGCCATTTATCAATATCCCACTACCGCGTCCTGAACGCCGTAACTCGGCGCAAACGGGCGGATTTGTCTCACCGGATCATTACGCATTGCCGGAGCATTTTGGCAAACATACCGCAAGAAATCGGCTCCATCGGTGTATTTATCTTGAGCTGGCGTTGTAAACGACGATGTTGAGTTGTTGAATTTTCGATGATAGCGCCGCAAACACTCAAGCAGGCCCCCGGTGATCTGTCCTCCGGTTTGCCCGGTGTTGTCAACCACTTCCCCGCACTTGGCAGCGTCAAAATATATCTGCGGAAACGTCATCTGCACCAGACGAATCCCTTCTTCCACCGACATCTCTACAATCTCGTCACGATTAGGGACATCCCATCCCTGGCGTTGCAGGATCGCCTGGCTGGTTGTCTTGATTTTGTGATCTGCTGAAAATCCGTCATGCGGAAGCCAGACCCGGCCCCAATTGTACTTGCGCTTTCTCAGCTCAATGCTCACGTCGTTTAAATCCCATCCTTGCACCTGAAAATAATCAATTATCCGAATCTCGCTCAAGTGCTTCTGGGCGCATCCCACGCTCATGTTATGCCCAAATCCAAGATCCATCACAACGTGAGTCTTCAGCAGCGGGTCGTACGGAACCCGGCATATCTGCCCGGCTTTTTCAGCGGCCTGGATCTGCTTGAAATAGATTGCTCCCTCGACAGCCGGTTTACACTTTCCTTCCCAAATGTTTGGATAGCTGTCCGGGTCTGTTGTTTTACAGTGCTGGCGCTCTTGTTCCAGAATCTCAGGAAACCACGGATTGTCACTATAATTGAGATGCACCTGCACGCAGTCAGGGGGAGTGCTTAATACAAATCGTTTATAGGTCTCGTCGGATTCCAGGCTCGGATTAAAGGTGATCCATATTTCAGATCCCGGAGCACGGATAGTTGGAATCAACACGTCCCACGACTCTTTAGTGATCGTCTGCGCTTCTTCGCACCACGCAATATCGCATCCTTCCATACTTTTTATGGAATCCCGTGTGATATTTGACAGGCCGGTGAAGATGAACTCCGATCCGTTTTTGCCCTTGATTATCGTTTCCTGAACATCAAAAAAAAGACCAAACCCCAATAAGGCGATTTGGTCTTTTAATAATTGATGGACTGATTTTTTGATGGATTCCTGGATTTCACGGACACACGCAACCCTTATAGGCTCTTTTGCGGCCTTGACAAGTAGCGCCCGCGCACAGCCCCAACTACGACCGCCACCCCGACCGCCGTAAAAAACCTTGTAGCGATGTGGCTCGAATAGGCATCCCATCTTTGCAGGCCATTTTGCTCCGCTGACTGGCTTGTCTATCATGGTTTCACCAATTCGATCTTAAACTCACCAATCAGGTTGAGATCGACCTTGCCGCCATGATCGACTTTCTCAGATTGTCCAAGATATTGTTTCCCGGCCCATATCAAAAGGGCTGGATTTTCTGTTTGTGTAGCCACTTTCCATTGGGATCTACGCAGCGAACACTTGCCACCTTCGGATTTTTCAGCATAGAAAGACGGAAAATCTTGTCCGTTATCAATCGGACAACGCTCATATAGCGTGTCTTTGTTGACCCCAATAAGCCCCGCTATCTCAGGTATAGTACATTGGATGCGGCAACATTCTGCCACGGTTTTCCAATCAATCGGAACGGGCGGCCTTCCTGCTCCCGGCATAGGCGGCCTTGTTTTTCCAAGGCCGTGATGAGGCTTTTTGACAAGTGAACCAGCGCCAGACGCAACAGAACCATTCGGTTTTTGTTTTTTTACGGGTTGTTTGGTTGGCACTGGTTTCATAGTGGATACACAATACACAGTTTTATTGGCATGTCAAGAGAAATCTGCATATTAAATATCCAATTGCATCCTTTCTACCCATTTTTAGCCCAAAGT